GACAAGGCCATTGCCGAGGGAACCACCCTGGAGACCTTCCGCAAGGACTTCAAGAAGATCGTGGCGGAGCGCGGCTGGACGGGATGGACCGGCGAAGACACGAAGGGCGGCCGGGCCTGGCGGACGCGGGTGATCTACGAAACCAATCTGTTCACCAGCTACAGCGCCGGGCGCTATCGGCAGATGAAGGAAGTCGCGGCCTCCCGGCCGTACTGGCGCTATCGCCATTCCGACGCCAGCGTCGTGCCCCGCGCGGAACATGTCGCCTGGGATGGCGTCATCCTGCGCCATGATGACCCGTTCTGGGCCGCCCACACCCCGCCCAACGGCTGGGGCTGTAAGTGCTATATCGAAACCCTGGCGGAACGCGACCTGAAAAAGGCCGGGCTGAAACCGACCCCGAAAGAGAAGATTCGCTTCAACGACGAAGACCCGAAAACCGGCCTGCCCCAGGGCGTCGATAAAGGGTGGGACTATCAGCCGGGGGCCAGTGTCGCCGATGAACTGGCGCAGTTCCAGCGCGCCAAGGTGGATAGCCTGATCGCGCAAGGCGCTGAGGTGCTGGCCAAAGCGATGCTGGCATGGATCGAGAAAATGCTGGCAGGGGAAAAGTGAATGGCTGGCGCGTCGCTCGACATCCAACTGTCCATTGCCAACTCCGCCGAGGTCGAAGCGGCGTTCCGCGAGTTGCAAGCCAAGCTCACCGACCTCACGCCGTTCTTCCAGGACATTGGCGAGGCGCTGCTGAATTCAACGCGGGAGCGTTTCCGCAGCCAGACCGCCCCAGACGGCACGCCATGGGCCGCGCTCACCCCCGGCTACCAGTCCCGCAAGAAAAAGAACCAGAATCTGATCCTGACCCTCAACGGCTACCTGCGCGGCACGCTCAACGTCCGGGCTGCCCCGAAAGAAGTGCGCATCGGCACACCGCTGATCTACGGCGCGACCCACCAGTTCGGCCGCCCGGAGAAAAATATCCCCGCCCGGCCGTTCCTGGGCCTGTCCACCGACGACGAAACGATGATCCTGGACGCTTTGAACGACTGGCTGTCCCGCGGTTAATTCCTTTTTTTAATTGGTTGAAAAGCACGCGCGCGCGCGATATGCGACGCTTGCCGCATGAATATTGCCCGCGCCCTGAACCTCGCCCTCGACGGGACCCTCCCGGAGTGGATTCAACTGCTGCCAGCCGGCCCGTCCATCCAGGGCGCCGATGGCCGCGCCTGGACCCTCGACGACCCCGCCGCCCTGATCAAAGCCTTCCAGCAACGCCGTCAGCCTTTGGTGGTGGACTGGGAGCACGCCAGCGAACACCGCGCCCCCCAGGGCCTGGAAGCGCCGGCCGCCGGCTGGGTCGATCAACTGGAGGTCCGCGACGGCGCCCTTTGGGGCCATGTGGACTGGACGCCGAAAGCCGCGCAACAAATTCAGGCCCGGGAATACCGCTATCTGTCGCCGGTGTTCACCTATCGCAAAGACACCCTCCAGGTCGTGGCGCTCACCAGCGTCGCCCTGACCAATCAACCAAATCTCGATCTCCAAGCCCTCAATCGGAAGGAAGACCTTATGTCCCTACCTGCTGCTCTCTGCCAGGCGCTCGATCTGCCCGAGACCGCCGAAGTCGAGCTGGCCGTGGCCCGCGTCCAGACGCTGAATCTGGCGCTAAACACCGCCCAGTCGCTGGCCGCCACGCCGCCGCTGGAGAAGTTCGTCCCGCGCCCTGATTACGACACCTTGCTGGAGCGCGCCAAGAACGCCGAGCAGAAGCTGGCGGAAGCGATGCAGGCCCAGCACGCCGCCGAGGTCGCCGCCCTGGTGGAGCGCGGCCTGGCGTCCGGCCAGATCGCGCCGGCAGTGGTGGACTACTACACCGCCATGTGCGGGTACGAAGGCGGTCTGGAAGCGTTCAAATCGTTTCTGGAAAAAGCCCCGCCGGTGATCGGTCCGCCGACCGCGCTGAACGCCGCGAAGACTCCCGAAGGCAAAGCGCTCAACCGCGGCGCGTTCAACGTTCTCGACCCCGCTGCCCAGCGCGCCTTTTTGGCCCGTGGCGGCGTCGTCACTGACTAATTGAAGGAACCCTCATGGCCAATACCCTGACGAACCTCATCCCCGACATTTACGCCGCCCTGGACGTGGTGAGCCGTGAGTTGGTCGGGTTCATCCCCGCCGTCGCTCGCGATTCCAGCGCCGACCGCGTGGCGATCAACCAGACGCTGCGCATTCCCGTTTCGCCGGCCAACGCCGCCGGGGGCAACATCACCCCGGCCATGTCGCTGCCCAGCGCCGCCGATCAGACGTTTACCAACAAGACGTTGACGATCAGCAAGCAGCGCTTCTTCCCCTTCTCCTGGAGTGGCGAAGAGGTGGCGGCGATGAATGCCGGCCCGGGCATTCTGACGCTGCGCCAGAACCAGATTGCCCAGGCGATCCGCGCCGCAGTCAACGAAATGGAAGCCGATATTGCGACCGCCGCCAGCGCCGGGGCCAGCCGCGCCATCGGCACGACCGCCGGCACCGCGCCGGTCCTGGCCGACTGGGCGGGCGCCAAGAAGATTCTGGACGACAACGGCGCGCCGATGAGCGACCGGACGACGGTCATCAACACGACTGCCGGCGTCTCCTTGCGCTCGACGGCCGCCCTGTACCAGGTCAACACGTCCGGCGAGTCCGGGATGTTGCGCCAGGGCACGCTGGGGAACCTGTACGGCTTCGATATTCGTGAATCCGCTCAGATCATCACCCCAACCGCTGGGGCCATGTCGAGCGCGAACTCCACTGGGGCGCTGACCGTGGGGCAGACGGTGATTCCGCTGAAAAACGCGACGGGCACCGGGACGGTATCAGCGGGCGACATCATCACGATCGCGAACGACACCAATAAGTACGTGGTGGCGGCTGCGTCGTTTGCCGGAGCGAATCCGGCGACCGGCGACACCATCACCCTCGCCGCTCCGGGCGTGCGTGTGGCGCAATCGTCAGCGGATCGGGTCCTGACCGTGTTCGGCACCAGCGCCCGCAACTGCGCCTTCTCGCGCAACGCCATCCTGCTGGCGACCCGTCTGCCGAACCTGGATGCGGCCGGTGATCTGGCCAGCGACCGGATGACGATCACCGATCCCAACAGCGGCTTGAGCCTGGAAGTCGCCGTCTATCCGGGCTATCGGATGAACGTCTACCACGTCTCCATCTGCTGGGGCGTGAGCGTCATCAAGCCCGAGCATCTGGCGATCATCATCGGCTGATCATGACCTACGCCGCCCAGGACGACATTGAAGCGCGCTACCCCGGCGAGCTGGCCCAGGCCGGCCCCCGGGACGCCGACAACGCCCTGGACGCCGACGCCATTGAACTGGCGTTGGCGGCGGCGGACGCCACCATTGACCGCGCCTTGCGGGCCATCGGCTGGCCGATGCCCTTCCCGGAGACGGTCGATCCGATTCCCGACTGGGTCATCGCCCTGGCCGTCGATCTGGCGCTGTATCTGGCGACGCCCACCGTGCTGGCCAGTCAGGACGATTTCAAGGATCGCCGAACCCGCTACCAGGCGGCGCTGGACACCCTGGACGCCATCGCCGCCGGGCGGATTATTCCCTCGCGCCCGGGCGGGCTGGATGAAGAGGGTTTAACGGGCGTTTACAGCACCAGTAATGCCCGTGTATTTGGCCGTGGGACGCTGTAATGATCAGCATCCCAGTGGTTGCTTAACATGACCCCCAGCACGATTCAGGACGCCATCATTGCGGCGCTGGACGCGCGCTACACCACCTGGACAGTCTCTGCTCGCGGCGGGGCGTTCACCGAGCGGGAACTGCCCCGGCTGCTCAGCCAGGCGCCGTCCTTGTGGGTGGCCTGTACCCGGCTCAGCGGCCTGCGCGTCTATCGCCCGGCCCGCAACTGGGAAGCGACGCTGGACTGGTCGCTGCTGTTGCTGACCAAGGATTCTGGCGCCGTGGATCGTGAAGATCAGGCGCTCGATACCGTTTTTGACTTACTCACCTGGCTGCCCCACCAGAACTGGGGCTTCCCCGGCGCGCAACTGCCAGTGGAAGACACGCTGGACGCCACGAACCTGTACACCGGGACCGTCGATCTGCTGGGCGTCGCGGTCTGGGGCGTCACCTGGCGACAAACCTTTGAAACCCTCTCGCAATTCTGATTGAAGGAGACGCCTTATGGCTTACGATCATCGCCCGATGTACATCCAGTGCCGCCTGAACTACGGCCTGTATACGGGTGACGTGGCGCCGACGACCTTTCTTGGTCCGGTCAACATCACCAAGCTGGAACTCAACAGCATCACGCAGGAACAGGAACGCCTGATCAGCAACATGGAAGGCTCCTGGGGCGAAGCGCTG